TTGTCCAGTCTTTGTGATAAACGGAGTTATGATTTCGTTGATTTGCTGTTGGTACTCGGTTCTTACTGTAACAGCGTAATCTACAACAATATAAGTTGGTATGGGCATGGATACAGTTTCGTATACCACTTTGCCTGGGTTCTTTGATGGAAAGTTCTGCTGTCCCTCTCCAACATCTGCTGCGCTCATAGAGCCCTCTAACCTCGCAGAGTCTGCGTTGAGGAAGTTAGAGGTCTTCTCTTGTTGTATTCTCCTAGCGACTACAAGGGCACCACCCTTACGGTCGTTTGTCTCAGGTATGTGTGCCCAAGCAACCCCCTTCATACTAGGGTCTTTCTTCATTGACTTTCTTTCAATTGTAAGCATAGGGAGCTTGAGGATACCCTTATCGTCCCTCAACCCTTTGTCCCTCTTAATCTGTAGTGCCCTTTCGGCAGATACCCAGATAACAGGCACTTTCTTAAAGCCTTTGTTTGTAGTCACTGATATGTTTAGTGTGTCATTGATATAGTTTAGAAAAGCCGTATCGATTGTCTCAATTGTAGAGGGCATGAAAGAAACTTCTTTTAGTTTACCCTCGACTCCTTCTATACCTGTATAACTGTAATCATGTGGCATCGAATAGGCCCTCGCGTGCTCTTATGCATTTGGCTGTGATTTCTAGCTTATGATCTACCTGCCCATAGATAAGCTTTGGTTCTGATAGCGTTACTATCTCGTAATGAGAGTCGCCATACAATACAAAATCTCCTTCTCGAACAAAAAGGTTCTGGTCCTCTGTCAACCTTCTCTTATGAAAATGGATTGTAATCCCCTGTGTCTTGTCAAGACCAATGTTCTTTGTGTATTCTGTCTTAAGACCATCGTACTCAATAAGAGCCTTAACTGCAATTGGAGGCAAGAAAGTCTTTTGTATTGCCTCACCATACACAGGATGATATCTAGTTCTTTCCACGTCTAGAGGATAGTATGCAATTGTTTGCCCGATGACTCTTTCAATGATCTCATCATTGACTTGCTTAACAAGGTCGCGCTCCTTAGCTCCGGTAAAGAGCGGAGGAGGCGGAGCATCAGGTTGTGTCCATTTATTTGCCATTTAGTTATCCCTAAAATATTTTGATAAAATTGCCTCAAGAGCATCATGCATTTCATCTTCTAGTTGCTTGGCTTCTTCTTCAGTGATATCAATATTCATTGGAAGTTGAACTTTTACGCCCACAACATCAGGTCCTATATCCATATCATAGATAGCACCTGGGGTGAGACATTCACGTTCTTCCCCTGGGCTTTTGATATAGTCTCTCCAATTTTCAAGTAATAGTTTCATTTAGTTATCCTACGAAGATTGGTGAAGGGACTTTCTGAGATATCTTTTCTGCTGCATCCATAAGCTCTGCGTCGTTCTTGGCAATCTGCAGGTAAGTGGTCTCGTCTAGGATCTTCTTCAACTCCTCTACCAAGGAGGTCTTTTCTGTAGCAGCCTGAGATAGAAGGTCGCTAGAGTTAAGGGTTACATTGTCCCCAGGGATTGGGATGCTGCCACCAAACTTTCCTCTAATCTGGCCAAGCATTTCTTTGCTGAGGGCTAGGGCGTATCTCCTAATCCAATGCTTTCCAATAGCGTTAATGCTTGAATACCCAATGTTGTCAAACGGCAAAGAGTTCAAGTTGTTAATGCCGTTGATACCAGTCTCTGTGGTTCCGTCTTCTTCCCATGCATTTCGTTCAATTGTAAACTTAACAAAGAATCTATCTGTGATTCTGTTGTCCGGTGGTGGATAAAGAGTAAGTTTATTGTTTATGATCTCATAGGAGTAGTGAGAGGTTCTTGTATAGATATGATCCTCATATGCCATCGCCTGCATCTTGTTCTGCCAAGATGGGATAATTTCAAATGTAGAATCGTCTGCAAACTGACCATAGGTCATCATGTTACCGATAACGTTAATGCCACCGTAATAACCGAAGAATCTCCACATAGCAGCTGGGGTCTTGTAGTAGACCCTTGTTATGCGGACTTTGTTGTTTCCAACAAGTCCGTTGAAGTCCACAGCATTGCCTGTCCCAGAGTCTGTGTTGGTGTCTGAGGCGCCAGAAATAATGTTTTGCAAGTCGTATGTTGACTGGCCCAGGACCGTGTTAAAAGAAGCAGAATACTCTGTTAAGTTTCCGCCAAACCCTGCATACTCTGCTACTCCTTCTCCTACCTTTCTAGCATAGTCAAATCGGAATCTAGGATACTTTAGGTTTATTTTTGACCCATAGCTTGCACTAGCATCACCACCCGTCATCTGACCTTCGTGATCAAACGAAGCGGTGGCTTGGCCCAATACACTTGGAAGAGCGTTCTTTGACTGGTGTAAGTTAATCTGATATGAATACTCTAATACCGCTTCTTCATAAGCAGAGTACACATTTGCTGTTGTTAACTCAATATCTAGAACATCACCACCAAGCTTCTTATATACATAAGCCACTTGATCTGCTGCCCCTGAGATAAAGTTTTCATCATATAAATCTCCTCCCGTCGTATAAAGGCCAATTGGGTAATTCGTAGAATTACCTGCACCATCTGCTGTTGTGATGGTGCTGCCGGTAGACGGAAGGATAACCTTACTAGAGGTGCTAGCTGGTGTAAGTTCCGGAAGTGCCATAGAGGGGTTCTCCTAATACATAGTAATTAGTTTGTTTATAGTAAAACCCCATATAGCTAGAATTATTCTGATTGATCAGGGCTCTTTGTCTTTTTTGGGGTTGCCGCCTTCCTTGGCTTACGTCCGGCTCTTGTCTTGCGCTTAGGCGCTGGAGCAGGGGTGGGCTCTGGCTCAACTACAACAGGCTCTGGCTCTGGTGTTGCGTCTTCCGCAACAAGCTCTGGGGCTGTCTCAATCTCTTCTTGAGCGGCCTCTAAGACCGGCGTTAGCTCTTCAATAACTTGCTCTACGGCAGGCATCTCTAACTCTGGCTCCGGTTGTCTCTTTTCGGCGATTAAATGTCTAACTGTTGCGTACTTCTTAGCGTATTTCGCCATAGTCAGGCGCTTTCTTCTCTTACCCATAAATAACTCCTTTTGGATATAGTAATTAGTTCTACAAACAGAAAACCCCCAACCGGTCGGAAGGGGGTCTGCATTGCACTAGGTGCTAGCTATCAGCTTGCGCCAAATGCGAGTGTTCCGTCATGCGCCACACCGTAGGCGTGCCACTTAGTTCCGTCACAGACGACCTCTACAAAAGAGCCAACAGAGCAGCTAGCACCAAAAATAACTTTATCGTCACCGGCTGCGCCCTTGTCAACGCCGCCACCAGAATGGTCTGCTGTGTCAATTACAACTAGTAGTCCAGTTATATCTACTGTATTAGGGGCTGTTTGGACTGTAAATGTGGTGGCGCCACCGTTATCAGCAGCAAGAACAAACTTAAAGTAAGCTCCATCCTGCACGGCAGGCAGGGTAATTGTTACACTACCGCCACTTGCATCAACTAAATACAGTTCACCTGTTTCAGCAGACTGGATTGTCTTATCTGCACTTACAGATTCTACTCTCTGGCGGCTCGCAACTCTAGCCGATCTTGCAACTCTTGACATATTAGTTATCTCCTTTTGATTACAACAATAGGCTTACCGCCTCTCTCATCATATATAAATAGTAAGTTACAAATCTAAAGGACAAAAAAGCCCTGCCTTTTTACAGGCAGGGCTTAAGTCCTAGGCTAGACTAGTAGCTATCAGCTACCAGACTCACCAAGGAGGCCACGACAGACGACAAGGCCGTACATGTCAGGACGTACCATCTTCTTGGCGTAGCGTGTCATCACGCCCTTGCGAGGTACGAAGTCCTCGACACCGAAGATAGTTGGCGTCACCTGGAGCGGTACGTATGGAGCGTACACGTAGCCAGACTCAAGGAAGCTGGAGCCCTTGCGACCAACGAGGATGAGGTTACGTGGGAAGTAAGGATCGACGTAAACGTCGAACTTCTTCGAAACGGAACCAACGTTGACAGCGCCAACAGTGCCACGGTCAGCATCAGCGGTAACGCTTGCGCGGAAGCCGGATGTGAACTCAAGGATGTTAGCAACCTCTGGAGACGTAACGAGGAAGTTTGCACCGCCACGTAGCGTCTTACGATGGATCTGAGCGGACACATCGTTGATGGTCTCGATGAGCGTCTCGTACCACTCGGAAACCGTACCAGTGAAGTCAGGAGCAGCCGCAGTAGCGCCAAGCTCAAGACCCGTGGAACGATCCACGAAGAGGCCAGGCGAACGGCTCCAGTAGTACGTACCAGCGGTAGCACCCTGGATAAGATCGTTTACGATCTCACGGTCGATCTCAAGAGCAATCTGCTCGGAGAGGATGCTTGTAAGCTCAACCTCTGCATCCAAGTTGTGGAATGCGTTGAGGTCCTGACCAAGCTCTGGGGACCACTTGGCCTTGAGCTTCTTAGTCACGGCTGTGACGCTCACAGAATCGACCTTGATA